ATTGGAGAGTACGCAGCAAATGGGAGGACATACAGCCGAGTTGTGCAGAGTTGTTCGTACCCGTAAGGTCAAGTACCATTATGACCCGATCACCCTAGAACGCTTCCCACTAGCACCAAGTACTGGTGGGAAGATCCGCTCTGCGCAAGCAGTCTTAGACTACTGCATAGAGTGGGTCCTCGAGAATCCTATACATGCGCGCATTGTGCGCACACATGTAGTTCTTGAGGCTTCTAAGGCAAGGGTCATAACGTTATCACCGTGGCCAGTTTCCCGTCTAATGGGAATCGTCTCACACATGCTAGCTCCGTGTCTTACTCAGAGATACCAGACTAAGTCTGGGATGACTAAGGATAGACATCTATGGAGGTTCTTGGCGGCACTACATCCTCAGGATACAGTGTTCCAAGACGCAGTTAAACAATTGGCACTTAGTACCGATTGGAGTGAGGCAACTGACCACTTCTCTTTCCAATTCGCAAAGCTAATTTGGAACAGAGTCTTGTACCATCTAAAGAGGATAGATGGCTTTCCCTTAGGGTTAGCCAAACTAGCTTCCACTCTCCACACACAATCTAGGATTGTTGTCCTTGACCAAGACTTAGCCTTGGAAAGAGGAGAGAAGTACGTCCGCACTAAGCGCGGAATCTTCATGGGAGACATGTGTACAAAAGTGATCTTGACCTTAGCCCAAGATATATGCGCACGCCAAGCGTGCCTGAAAGTTTACTCGATAGTGGGAGACGACTTCTTCGGGTTTGGAACCCGAGAAAATCTCAAGCACTATCTAGGAAACGTGGCGAAAACCGGTGGCGTAATTTCTGAGGACGATACGTTTATCTCAGATAAACTTATCTTCTACTGTGAGGAGGCCTGTCTTGTTCCAAGAACAACTCAGGACCTCCCAATAGTAGGAATCAAGAGAGGACAATCCAAGATTATCTACCTTGATAACCCCAGAATTAGGCTTCTCCTCCCAACATCCGCTGAGACCCAAGGTTTCAGTGGAGTACAAGCTGGTCGATTCTCCCTGCTAGGCAAGGAATCTCGATGGGTTTATGCAACCCATAAAGCCAGGGTCCCACTCTTTGAGCGGGCAACTGTGCTACAGCATGTCCTTCTTCCGAGGGAATTGGACACTCAGTGTCCATTTACTCCGGTAGAAGTTGGGGGAGACGGATCGTTCACGTCGGATCCTGTATTTTTCAAACGCATAATCGAGACTAAGTCTC